TTAGAAGCAGCTTGTGCTAAAGCAGAGAAGTTACGTTTTTGAGTCGGAGACATCATAAGTACTGTTGCCTTTCCACCTTCTTCGTAAACTCTTTGCATTACCTCATCAACGTCACTTAAAGCAAGTGAGTGAGTACCAGCAGTAGCAGCGGCACTCGTAAGACCAGCGGCAGTACCAGCTGCAGCTGTATGAGTACCTGAAGCAAATGCCGGAGTACCAGCAGAAACGTCCCATGTGTTATATGCAGGGACCCATGCTTGGTATCCGCCCATAGTACGACCAGCGTTAGCGCCGACACCGTCAGCTCCGCCAGAACCGTTGGTTACTTGGCGTGCGCCAATTAGTGCATGCTCTAAGTCGCGCTTAAGCTCAGTACCTTTCTTCTTCATTTGGTATCCAAACTCAGAGTTACGTCCAGCCTTAGAAACACTGTCAAGAGTCTTAGAAACTTGAATGTGCTTAGTAAGGATCTGTGAGTAGTTACCAACACGAGCTGTGCTAGTACTTGCAACAGATCCTGCTGCGAAGTCTGAACCTTCAGCTTGGGCATTTGCAGCAGGTGCAGCTAGTTCATCAGTTTGCCACTCATGAAAGACAGCTGTAGCCTTTTTATTACCAATAGAGGATAAGAACGGAGTCTCATCTCTAGTGATCATAGTTATAAAAGATGCCAGGTCTTCCTTTTTACCCTTGGTATCTTCCGTTCTAAATATTGCCATTTTAATTTTTCCTATAAAATATTACAATTGTTAAGAGATAAGAAAGATTAATTGTCAAACATTCCGTCTACCAGTCCCGCTAGGAAAGAATCAGATTGATTCTCTGTAGCGTCTCCTGATAAGACCTTCTTGCGTAACTCCTTTTCTTTCTCATTAGTTTTAGCCTTCTTGTTCACAGGCTTAGTTGCCTTAACACTTTTAGTAGGAGCCTTCTTGCGCTTTTGGACCGCAACTTTCTTGTTGTCCTTTAAAGTTTTATAATCGTACATTAATGCAATAACTTTAGGATCTATAATGTTTGCAAACTCAGGAAAACCTAAGTCTTTTACTGCCCAGTTAACCACGGATTCGTAATTATCTTGCCAGCCTGGTAGATCCTTATCTAATGCTGAGATAGCTTGTTCTTTACTTGCCTGTAATGCAACTACATCTGCTTGAGTCTTTTCAGAATTAGCTTCGTCTTTAAGACGTGTAGCTTCGTTCCTCTTAGATTCAAGTTCTTTAGCTTTATTACGTCTAGCTTCTTGCCATTTAGGCAATTCAAACATATCATCATCATTTATTAATTGTTGTATCTTACGATCATACGCTTCTAACTGTACTGCATCACTATCAATTTGATTGGTAAGTAATTCAGCATTTTGAGATTTAAGCGTAGTAGCTTCCTCTGCAAGTGCTTTAGCTTCTTTTAGCTGTGCACTGGCTTCAATGGATTTCTTGTTAGAGCTTTGAGCAGTCTGATAACCTTTGATAAGTTCAGCCATAGCTACAGTATACTCTTCACCATCAACTTTGACTGGTACCTCGTATTCCATATCTAGTTCTTCAGTATCATCTTCCGCTTCTTCTTCTTCAGAGTCATCTTCCTCATCTTCTTCTTCAGCTTCTAGATCATCGTCATTACTTTCGTCTTCTAATAGTTCAGTCTCGGATGCCTCAGCTTCATCACTTTCTGCTGCTTCCTTCACTTCGTTATCAATATCTTCGCTAGGTAGATCTTCTTTGGGTTCGTCACCAAAGAATTCGCCCGCTAGACTTTCTAACATTACATCATCATCAACTAAATTTACATTAACATCCCGACTATTTGTTAGGGTAGTTTTTAAATTCTCTGACATTATATAATCCTCCTATAGATTATTCTTTATTTGGTAGCAGCTTTCTTAGTAGGTGCTGCTGCCTTATTAACCTTTTTAGCATCCTGTTTTTTAGACTCACGCTCAACTGTATCCTCCAAACGTGCAATAAGAATCTGCACTGAGGTAAGTTTTTCGAGTAGTTGTCTAATAACGGGACCGTGTCCTCCGCGGTTTCTTGCTCCGCGCATTTCACGTAGTATATTTTTTTGTTCTAACTTGAACATCTCCAAATCATTTAGTGTAAACTCATCCATTTAGATCCTCCTGTTCTTTTTTGAATGTTTCATTATCGCCAGCAACCGCTAACGACTCTATTTCTTTCTTCACATCAGTTAGTGCTACGACAGTATTATAAATAGTCTCTCGTAATTCTGTTTGATGTGAACCTGTCTGGCTCCATGCCACCAAATATTTATCTTTAACTTTCTCAAAGATTGTATCATAAGCTTTATTACTTATAATCATTTTGGCATGGGACCCTAGTTCTATTTTATCCATTTGACCTCCGTTTCATGAATTAATTACCAATCTTGGTAGGTTTCCCTGTTTGTATTTCTAAAGCAATCTCTGCTTTATCTTTAGCAACCATGTGTTCGAATTTAGCTCTATCTAGCTCCATATCAGCTTGCTTCTTCTGAATATCAGCCATCTGCTTTTGCAGAGTTAACATAAGTTTCTGTTGTTCTACTTCATGCTCTTTCTGCTCTTCAGCACTTGCTGCTTGTTGTTGTTGAGCTACAGCTTGTGCTTGCTGTTGGCCTTGTGGTGTTGCTGGGTCGACAATAAAGTCAGTCCAGTTTTCGATACCAATTGCATCCATCATTTGCTTAGCAATGTTAAATCCTGAAGCAGGATTAATAATACTCTTAGTTTCTGGAGTTTGATACAACATTGGCATAACTTGTGTAGCTAACATCATCATATTTTCTTGGGTATTAGCTTTACTGTTAGGACCAACATCTATATCTACAGTACAGTTCTCAATAGGCATCATATCTTTAGATGTAACGCCATAGTATGAAAAGTCTTTCATAATTGCATCTGCATTTTCTAATACTAAATTATATACGCCCCTGCACAAATCTTTAAAACCAGTTTCAGCAAATCTACGCGCTACATAGGCAATACGCTTTTGTGAAGCTGCTTGTACTTGTGCTACTTTGCCCGCAGAATTACCAGAGTCAAATAATTTCTCATTAACTCCTTGCGCTGCACGTGTCATACCACTTGCTTGCTCTTTCTCTTTGTTCATAAATTCTAACAATGAGAACGTCGAAGGTGACAGAGAATCCGGGGTAATCGGTTGCACCGCGGCAACGGGGCTACCATTAGTAGGGATAATCTGGTGAGGTTCGGGACTCTGAAGTGCACGGAAATCTACCGTGTTGGGATCTGCAAGAATTCGACCATAATTTGTCAAATACACATTTTCTACCATACCTCGAGTAATAGCCGTTTTAATCTCTGTGGCTGATCGGGTTACGTCTGCTATAGACAACCCGTAAAAGGCATATGGAATCTCGATAGGATTTAAATTAGCTAGGGGTACACTATCAGCATACTCTTCTAACAAAATCTCGTTACCGGCCACTATGAACCTCTTCAACTCAGAAATGCCATCACCATCTCTGTCAATCTTCATCCAGACTTCACTAACCGTAATTTCCCGGTTTGAAGCACCTAGGATATCATCCTCTTCTCCTATCCAAACACCATTGATTGATTGCCTTTGGGCACTTTCGCCGTAGTTGCCCTTGAGACCAGCAAAAGATTCTGTACCTTCTGTCGCCAAGTCATCTGGCACATCAAATCCTTGTGCTCGAAGATCAGATAAAGATACTTCGGTTTGGATTCCTACAAATGTAGAGTTAGCTATTGATGTAGCTGTTCGATTAATCATGAACGATTCGGGTGGAATATTTTCTAGCTCTATCTTAGATGTATCTATTTTTCGTCTAATCTTAGCTAATTCGTAGTATTCAACTTCTTCTCCTTCAATTGTTTCTGAGGCTGTTACTAGTTCAATGATTTCTACATCATCTTCCGCAGTTATAACATCAAGTTGTTCTGAAGTTAAGTTTTCGTATTCCTCTACTTTGTACTCAGAAGATTCTACCCACTTCCAGCGAATAGCCGCATTCTTAAATAGTAGAGCACTCTTAATCCATGTATTTAGTTCTACCCAGCCATTATTCTTAACAAAGATACAATGATTAGTAATATCGGAAGCTATGCCTGCAGCTTTAGACTGTGTTGGATCCATTGGGTTAAATTTAGCTATTTTTCCGTTACTTAACATCAATTCTGAGATAACCGCTAAATATGAATCTACAATTTCCACAGTATCCGATGTCACAACTTTAGAAACCCCCATTGGCGCTAACTTACCCATCGGCTGTTGGGTATAGTAGTGAATAGCTTCTTCTCTTGCTTCTGATATTTCAGAACCATCAGAGAATGAACCTACTGACTGATGAATAGCGTCATTAATTAGACCCGTTAACTCTTCATCTGTTATTTTATTAATATTTTTCGACATAGTGTCTCCTAAATCCAATTGTTATTAGTTTCTGGTATATACATATTACCAAATCCTATTCTATCATTTGTTAACTTATCAATATGTGTTCGATAAACTTCGCAAGCAATAGCTAAAGCCATTACTGAATCATCAAAACATCCCGGGCTTGCGCCAGTTGAGCCCTTATCATCAGATAAGTAATCTTTTAATTCTTGAGTAATTATTGAAGATTTAATATCTAATTCTTCTTCAAATAACCAGTTTTTTAAGTTGCCTATGATAGCAGGTTTAGAAGCACTAGTTGTCCTAAAACCCATTCTTATCCCTTCTTCATTTGATATGTTAGCAATCTTTGTTTGAAAGTACATGTTAACATAATTCATATCTTTCAGCTTCTGAAGAGTAGCTATACCCATTGAATTAGATTCAACAGCTAAAAGTGCATTATTGAAATAGCGTCCTAAATAAAATAGCTCCTTGCCGAAAGCAGAAGGGTCTATTCTGTTATTACGATATAAACCGACGACTTCTCTTTTCGAATTCATAACTACAGCAGCACTATAGTCTTGTCGTACTCCAAGAGCAACATCAGCTCCAATAATATATTTCTCTTCGAAACTAGGGGCTTCCCATATTTCAAGGTGTCCTTCTCTTTGCTCATCCCAAGACATCATCTTAGGATTAAAACTTCTTACACTTGTAGCAGATTCAACTTTTAATTTTTCAATCTTTTCAATATCAAATACATTAGCACCTGATACCTGGAATGCTTCTTCGGAGGTCGCAGGGTACTCCTGGGCAAACTTTGTTACGCCAGATTCGCCAATCTTCATTCGCCTCCAATAAAGTTGGTCATTATTTAAATTATATAATTCAACTAGTGATTCTTCTTCCTTAGTTCGTACGAAATTATTTGAGGCTTCCATAGTATATTCTAATGTCATATACCAGGGTAAAAATACTGAAACATAGTCATTTAAGCCTTGTTCCGCTTTCTTCCACATTTCATAGAAAGAACCAGAAGCACCATTAGCTGTAGATTCTAGAATTATTTCAGTGCCATCAGCACTAGAAACCCCTTGAAATAAACCAGCTAAAATCTTTTCTTGATTCTGCCAAAATGCTACCTCAGAACAGTGCAAGATTGTTGGAGTTGTACCACGCCCAGCTTCTGGTGAACCTGCTGTATACAATCTAAATCCTGAGTCATTATGCGCAAACTTAATTTCTTTCGCGTTGGACTTAACTAATTCAGGAGCCGTGTCATCTGGCATTCTTTCAATAAATTGTTTACTCATTGTAAATAGTGCATCAGATGTTGCACTATCATGCGCTAACACTACTGATCGAGTGTAAGGTGTATACAAAGTCTTCCAAAATACTCTTCCAGCTGTATATGTAGATATACCTTGCTGACGAGCTTTAAGAATTAATACCCTTACTCTGCCTTTCTTTTTTAACTGTTTTTCAACAGCGTCATGTATCTTTTGTTGAGCTTTATTAAACTTAAAGGGTATATAGCCTTGCGCGGCATCTTTAGTTATAATTTTTAATCGATCTTCTGAGAATTTTTTAAAGTCGTCTCTATATTCTAAATCTTTCTTTTTCTTAATAATAGCTTTGCGTATTTCTATTTCTTTTGCTAACTTTAATTTGTGTTCCCTACTGTCCTTATTCATAATTACCCTCCAGCTCATATGATAACGGGTTTAAATTAGGTGGTTGGTTACTTAGGCTGATGCCAACCGTCACCATTCGGAGGGACCCAAGTTTTTTTAAATTATTTTGATAACTCCCCAGTAATATCTTTATCCAACAACTTCCAGATAATACCTGCGGCTATAATTCCTGCTAGTCCCGCGTTACCAAGTGTCCATACTATATTAAGTATAGAACTAATTACATCTCCTGTTAAGAATGCCACCTTCGATCCGAAGATAACTTGTAATACAATCGATAAACTTATTAACTTAATGCCCACATCTATTGCAGCATCTGCCCCGTTCTTTATTTTTTCCAACATATTAACTCCTTTTAATTATAAAATCCTCCGGTTTAGTCTCCTAAGCCTCCGTGCTTTCTTACTATAACTTTTATTTAAAAGTCATTCATTTTTGGTTCCAAAATATTTATTGTATAAAGGTACCAATTTTTTTCTAAATGCAAAACCTGCCACTGCTGCGAATATAATAAAACCTATTACGCTCTCCATGTTACTCTCCTAAATGTTTAAAAAATCGTTTAAAGTATTCTGGATCATCATCTCTTGATTTGTCCGAACCTTCTCCCCATCTCCAATACTTAATCATATTTTCAAGGGGTTTATCTGTTGTTTTGGCCTTAGCCCATAGATCATCCATAATTGCTTTAGATAATTTTGAGTAGCCTTCTTGGTCAGCTTCAGTAGACATTCCACCTTGGCCGCCGTAATCGTAGTCTGGATTAAAGTGGGGTATCTTGCCTTTGTTATTACCATGCTCTGCAAACTTTCTAGCATTCATTAAATACCTATTAGCAAAATCTTTGTCCCCAATTATTTCTGGTTTATTTAATAGATAGTTTTTTACTAAGTTTCCAGTTAATTGCACAGGACCAAATGCCGTTGATCCCCCTTCAGCTTCCCTAAATGTGGTTCTTATCCAGGGATTATCAAAGGCTTCTGTTTCGGCCCCACTAAAGGCTTTATATAAATTATCTATTCCCATATTATCTTCTGGTGGATATGTCAATACACCAGGGTTTGCCCCTGCTTTTGATAGTATTGCCATAAAAACTCCTAATAGTAATATGTTAATTTTTTTCATTTACGTGTGTTACTTCCATTGTGATAGCGAGTTACTAGTCCGGCTGGTTTGTGGTCTTCTTCAGGTTTATTAAAGTCGCTGCCTTCTACCTGGGCATTAGTTCCAGGAGGATCTAAGTCTTCTGGATCTATATCAGAGACATCAGCTAACTCTGCTTCTAGCTCCTCAATAGTCATATCAGACACTTGAGTAACTCTTGAGTCTACCTCTTGTCTGATCTTCTTACCTTCTGAATATTCTCTTTCTTCTGCAACAGCTTTGTACGCTCTATCATACTTAGTCATATCTGTTGGATCATTAGCATAGATAGCAAAGGCAGTATTTTTTAGTGCCTCAAACATCTCTGTATTGTCTAAAGATTCCACTAATTCAGCTAGTTCTGGATCTTCTTGCATCCATTTCATAACTTGTAGGTCCCTCTTTAATTTGCCTTTTGCCCCTAAAGAGCCATTTGGTCTTCCTTTTGGATTACCACTTTCTCCGGGTTTCCAGGATTTTAAATTCTCTGCACCTCTATGGGGTTTCCCATTACGTCTATCTATCGGTGTGTTATTTTTAGTATCTGGCATAGTTGCCTCCTGCATATGCAAATAGGTGTTGGTAGAATGAATCTCTTAAAATAAAAATACATAGACACACTCCAACTAGTATTGGTGTATCTATGTATAGTTTTTGTTAGGAATGGTTACCTAACCCTTCGGTTTCTAGTCGAACTCATGACTATACGCTGCGGAACTAGTAGTCAGTGGTTCCATAAAGAGTTCTTAAGTTGTATTTTCCTTTAAGGGCCTTTGTGGTTATCCCCACGGGGTAGCCATATAGACCACGGTGGTCAGTAATATCCAGTCTAAAGATACTAGGTATCCTAAAAGGGTAAGGGGTTACACAAATATCATAATGTATCCTCAATGTATCCTTAATGTATCCTTAATGTATCAACATAGATTAACTTAATCTTTTAAAACCACCCCTTACCCTTCCAGTGTTACCTTAGCAGTATCTGACAAGTTATATCTTTGTGGTAGATATAGACCAAACTGGGTCAATTATGTCCCCAGTAGCTGAGTTTAGGTTAAATATGTTGTTACTTTACATATAGTGATACATAATTAGACCCTTTTTTTCATATTGTTTAAGTAGGGGTTAATATGGGATCTTAGGGGCTCCACTTTAGCCTAACCTTAGACCAAGGATACAATTTGTAAATATATAATGTACCCATGTTTTATTTGAGCACCCCCTAGACCCATAGAGCCACGGTGGTAATCAAGAGCTCTTGTGGCCCACAGTAGCCCTTAGGTCTCCGTATTGGCTCGTATGGGTCATATTGTCCACCTCTGGGGGTAACTGGAGGCCATAGTGGTTAACAGTGGGTCAATAGTAGTCCACCGTGGTCACCTTGGCCTCAGTGGTCCACCAGTGGCTAAGCCATAGGGTATCCATAATGGTCCATAGTGGTCTAATGTGGTTTAATAGTAACCACTCCAATCTAGTGAGCCATATGGGGATATATGGGACAAATGGGCAATATAGGGTTTATTATGGCCTCTTTGGTCTCTGTGTCAAGATGAATGTGAGTCTTCAATCTATCCTTGAGACATAAGTCAAAGTTATGCGGATGTATAAGTAAGAGAATTTTGATAAAAGAAGGAGACAAAGATGCACTCAGAACTATTAGAATTAATTTGGAAATTATATAAAGAAGGTAGTAAGGATTGGAGTCTTGAAGCTGATGACATATACGAAGAGATTGACCAATTGCTAAATAAAATGGAAGATGCCGGATTTAGATAATTCCACAATTGAATAATTATTGCCCATTAGAAATAGTGGGCAATGATGATTTAATTAAAGGAGAGACAAATGTTAGAAGAAGCTTGGAAAGTAATAAAAGAGTTGGCTGAGAAACAAGGACATATGTATGTTTTAGTTGCTGATTTATATAGTGAGAAAGATAAACTTTCCACTAATGGCCAAGAAAGATTAGAAAGTCTGAAAACTTTATTAGACATAAAAGAAGAAGACATGCTTTAGATAATTCTAAATTGAATAACTATTGCCCATTAGAAATAGTGGGTAATGATGATTTAATTAAAGGAGACAAAGATGACCGACGAAGAAATAGCAAATATAGTTAACAATGCAAAATTAATGATAGGACAAGTTAAAAGAGCCAAAAAGGTTTATATTTATATGGTGGCTGGAGCGGAATTTGCAGATGGTCTCAATATAAAGGCAATCAAGGCTGAAGTAATATATTTAATAGAGAATTATCCAACTGAATTTGATATTGATAAATTTAGATTTGATGATGATGGTGTTTTGTATATTAATTAAATAATTATTGCCCATTAGAAATAGTGGGCAATTGTGATTTAATAAGAAGGAGAAAAAAATGATGGAACTAGATGGACAATTAGATGTAATAACACAAGGTCTATATAATGGTTGGATTGAGAATGCAAACCTCCAAATGATGTTAGATTTTTATGGTTTTAGGTCTCAAGATATAATAGATTGGGCTAATGACAATGGTTATGATGATATAGAATATTTAACAAACATATTCAAGATTTGGTTGAAATAATTCGAAACACTTCAGAAATGGAGTGTCATATGTTAGAGGTGAAAACATATCTGAAGAGATACCTCAAAGAATTTTAATAAGACGGAGAAATAAGAATGATGGAATATATTATAGTTTCACT